GGCGGGGTAGATTGGCGGCGTGGGTCATTTATTTCCCCACAGCAATGTCAACAGCCCAAGGCCAATTGCGATTACTCCGACTAAGCGGATCTGATCGTCAATGCTCATCGCCAAGCTGGTCCAGTTAGCCAAGCGACCAAGACCCAGCGTGTACCAAATATAGGCGCACGCGCACGATGTTCGATGTAGGAGGGGAACCAACAGCCTGCGCCTTGATCCCGAATAAACCTAGCGTTCTCTAGGTCAGCCTTAACTTGCAAGCCGCCGCCCAAGTACTCGCTTGGGTCAGATAGATTAACCACCATCGTCATCTTTCGATCCGATCCAGTAAACGTATCGTAGTGCCACCAAAACTGCTGAAGTGGATTGTACTTTAGAATCTGCAACTGTTGTACGCCTGTAATATCGAATCGGTAATGCTCGGCGTTTACGGCCATAGTCAATTCGTTTACGATTGAATAAAGCCACTTGTAATGGGTAGCCATCGGAACCCAGCAAGATGAGCAGCTTCTGGCAAACGATCTGCGCGTAGTGCCATCCTTCTTCATCACAGTCGCACGCTTCATCCCGATTACCTCAGCGTCTTGACGTAGCATCTCGCACTGCGTGGGTGTCAACACATAGCGGTCCACCGCAGCCGTCAAAACCTTCTGCTTAAACTCGCTCATTTGACTTCCTCGCAAAGTTCCAGCAATGCCTTGTTTAATGCGTACTCAAAGCAAGCCGTCTTGTCTTTGAGAATGTGCTGCTTGCCAGCTTCGGCTAGAGCCTCGTAAAGATCATCGTCTATATCGACAAAGATTTTTACCGCTTTATACTCCTCGGTCTTAACCAGCTTGATACTCTTGCCTTTTCTTTTCCTCATAGATCCAGTTCCTTTCTTATGTAATCGATAAGCTTTAAGATGATAAAGCCAGCGCAGTAGATTATCGAAAGAATCAGCCAACTGTAAAGAATAAACCAACTGATTACCCAAACGATGTCTTTAAGCTCCAATAGGCAAAGCATAGTCATTCTCCTGTAGTTTGCGTAGTAACGTCCGATTGTCGATCTTTACTCCGCTGGCTCTGCACCACCAGCCAACTGTCCCGTTCTTAAAATCTCGCAGTAGCTTCTGCACCTCATGGGAGTTCTTGTACTCCAGCGCATCGTTGAGTGGCACGCCTTGGTGATCCTTGATGATCTTCATGCCCTTAACCATCCCTCGCTTGCGCAGCATCCGCAGATCACGGATAGCTTGCAGCGCAACCTCACCAGCCAACTGCTGCAACCTCTCGTCATAATCACCACGACAAAGGTGCGTAGACCTCACCTACCCAACCCCACCAGCTTCGCTTCGTCTTCTTTGATCTGGTTAGCTAACTTAACCAGATCGTTTGATTGCCCTGCGTAATGGATAATCATCGCATCCTTGTGGCGGTCTAAGCCAAAATGCGATTCCACGCTGGTCATGCAGTTAAAGGATGGATCAAGCTCGGTTAGCGGGATGTTCCATAGGTGCGCCATGACGTTGAGCCAGGTCTGCTCGGCGAAGTGGTTTGGGTGCAGGCCAATGGGCGGCATGGATAGGATACCAACGGCCTTGGTATGAACCACGAACACGCCAGTATTGACGTAGAACTTAGGCTCGATCATTCCACCGAAAGCCCCAGCCAGCTTGACCATCTCTGGCTTACGGTCCAAGTAAGCTCCTTCGTCAAAGGCGCAGAACACGCCAGCGTCCTCGGATAGCTTGGGGCAATCGGCTGTAATCAAAACATCAGCGTCAACGAATGTAACTTGGTCATAGCCCTTAGTGGCCATGATGTTTCCAATGGCAGACTTGGAGTATTGCATCGGGTGAGTTAGGGGTTTATCGATTAGAATGAAGTCGCAGTTGTGACGCTTGCAGTACGCCTCCATGCGTGGCCTAGTCAGATCCAGAATCTTTTGCCAGTCCTCACCAAACGATTGTGTTACCATTGCTTGTTTCATTTTTTGCCCCTTCCGCTAGGTTTAACTTCTTTCCATACATTAAACTTGTCATCCAGTTCTACCGACCAAAGCATCAGCGTCTTGTATAGTCCGTATCCAAGACCCGTACGCAAAAGCGTACGACTTATTATGTCACCCAAAAAGTAGAGCAGCCATGATAACGCCAGCTTCATTTGTCGCTACAATCGTAGTCTTCCCAGGTGACGCTCCTACACCCCTTGATCGCCTCGTCCCTAGAATCAAAGGTATCATAGTGCGACCAATCCTCTTCTCTGCCCTCGCCAGTTTCATCTATGTAAACCGCCCACTCTGGCTTGCCGTCATCATCAAACTCTTTCTTAATCCACATCATAATCTTGGTACTTCCTTTTTGATTTGTGCTAACACAAACAATGTTCTTACCAGCGCACGCTCCAAGTGGTCAACACTTGTCTCTCCGTTATTATCAGGACAGGGCGTGGACTTGTGGAGTTGCATCTGCGCTGTGGCTAGGTGACGTACGGCTCTGGCAATATGATAATCGTGAGTCGGCCTATCCTTCTCCAGCCAATCTCCGTATGCGGATTTATCCGAACCTTTTCCCATCACCCGCCAGATGATCTCGCCAGCAGCATCACCCATCTCGGCTATGCTCGGCGCAGTCATTTGGCAAGACTCCGATAAACTTGGTCTAGCAATTCCTCTAGCCACAGTACATCTTGTGGGTCGATCATAGCTTCATCCCAGGAGGCGTGTAGCCCTTAACCCAAGCCCATACTTTCTGCATCGCGCAGAAAGCAATGCCAGCTTGGTAGAGTTCGTCCTCGTCCCACACCTTCGTTGTCAGCTTGGTAGCATCATTTGATGCTAGGACCACCGACACGCAGGCGCACTGTGGATTCTCGCTTGCGGCTCGGTATGCCCAAAGCTGGGCGCAATCTGTATCGTAGAACGGATCGTACTTAGGGTTTACCTTGCGGTTCTTCAAGTCGATCATTGCGTCACCAACACCCTTCAGCCTTACATAGGCATCGGATCTTCCAGCGTAACCAGCACCGACCAAACCTTTTTCGCACCAGTAAGTTTTCTCGATGTTTGCATCGGCCCACTTCTTAAAGGTTTCGATATACGGAGCAAGTGTTTCGTCTGTGGATACGGCTCTTCCCAATAGGATGTTCTCCATGCATTCGTGCATTTTCGTGCCGTGTTCAGCTGCCTTCGTTGTTGATTCTTTAGAGTCCTTAACCACTCTTCGAGCGTAGGTTTCGAGTGTTTCATCTTCCTCCTTCGGAAGTGTGAGCGAGGACATAATGGCCTGCTCTATCTTCCAAGCCGTCAATTGCGGCTTATCCATAATGCCAAGCACGCTGGTTACGGATGGGTACAATCCCATCTGGCGCGCATCGGCTACGGTTGTGTTTCTTTCTTTTCCGTTCTTGCCAATCACAACGTGGGCGGATTCACCCTCGGCTGTGTACCAGTGTCCCGCCTGGTCAGTAGCGACCAGACGGGAATTGGTAGGCTCTTTCGCTGTGATTGTAAGAGCCATTACAATTAGAACGGCATTGCGTTGCCGTCTGCGTCAACCTCGACCTTGATGGCCGTAGACTTGCCTGCAGCGGTCGCAAACTCTTTGGAAGCACGAATCTTTTCCTGCAACCAATCGGGCATATCGTTGAACTGCCCAGCCTCACCCTGCTCAATCTCGTAGTACAACTGATCGTTGGTGGTGGTAGCTGGGGCTTTCATACCCTTTGGCAGCTTGGACGCACCCGCAATGGCGCAATACTGCCTGCCCTGCTGGCTGGTCTTGTGGATGAGCGTGAGCATGGCTGGCTTACCAAGAAGGTTCTTCAAGCTGAACGCTTGTAGTTCCTTGGAGGTAAAGGTCTGGCCTCTCCACTGCTCAAGCAGTTTCCGCAAGCTGGCTTTCTCGCCAAGACTGCGGGTCTGCTCGATTGATACAACCATAGGCTTGCTGACCTTGGTTACTTTACCCTTCTCTTCTACCTCGAACTCGTCCAACTGATCGGGCAACTCGAAGGTCAAGCGGACTTTAGGGGACCACTTCTCTTGGTTATCCCAATTGGTTTTCTGGTGGCCTAGATCGACTAGGCTGTAGA